TGGCGTAAATGCAAAGGACTTTGTATTGGCAAGGGTTAAGAAATCTGCTCCGCTGCTTTTGCGTGGGCACAAGAAAGATCTGATCGCAATTTTGGCGGCTGTGGAAGGCGTGCCTGCAAAAAAATATGCCGCCGGGCTGACGCTTGCCAAGTTGTTGGTTGATGTTACTGAGCTTATGACGGACGAGGCCTTTACAGACCTTTTTACATCTGCGCAGACCGAGACGGCAGAAACGCCGTCCGGCTCTGTGCAGGAGAATATCGGGGAAGCCAAAGAGTAAAGCCATTTCTGTCATACTGTGTAGCGCGGTATAAGCAGGATGCAGAAGAAAAAGCATATCGAATTTATGCTGCTGACCTGCTTAAAGTAATATGCGAGCGATGCGCGGGCGTGTCAATCGATAAGCGATATATTGAAATTATAGATGTGAGCAAAAAAGACAACCGCTCCTGTGAAGAAATCACCAGCGATATTGTCAATCGGTGCGGGTTACAAGTTAAAAAAGCCGCCCCGTGAAGGGGCGGCGGGCGAATATGCGTTACTTGAGGACATAATCAGAAATCATTCTTCCGATTTTCCCGATGTCTGTGCCTCCCTTAAACTCAAACTTTGCGACATAACCATTGGAGAATGTCAGAACAAGTTCGCTATCCGGGATGATTTCGGCAAATCCTGGGGTTTGCACGGAGAAAAACTGCACTTTCGAATAGGGCATAGAGCTGAAGGACTTGCGCTTTCCTGTAATCCCCTGTACATCAACCGATATGACTCGCTTGTTAGTAAAAATCAGCTGGTCGCGGACGGTCTTAAATGCGGCAGCGATTTCTTCCCCATCAATCAACAAGCCATTCACTTCGCCACGCACATCAGAAACGGGAATCGGCTTTAAGTCCCACGCAGAATCTTTGTTAAAACTTATCATAAATAATCCCTCCTTGCCGATAGCATACCATACTCCCAATGGAATGTCACGAATAATTTTCAGAATTTACAAAGAGAGCGAGGTGAACGCATGAATCTTCTTGATCTGTTTGTGAAAATATCTGTGCAAGACGAGGCAAGCGAAAATGTAGAGACATTATCAGGAAAATTCAAAAATGGGCTTGCCACTGCGGCTAAAGTCGGCGCCGCAGCTGTAGGTGCAGCTGCTACCGGCATTGCTGTGCTTACGAAAAATGCGCTTAACAACTATGCTGAGTATGAACAGCTGGTCGGTGGCGTTGATACGCTATTCAAGGATAGCTCTGCAAAAGTTCAAGAATATGCAGCAAATGCATATAAGACTGCTGGCCTATCCGCTAACGAATATATGGACACAGTTACAAGTTTTTCTGCGTCTTTGCTGCAATCGCTTGGCGGTGATACAGAAGCGGCGGCAGACATGGCTAATGTTGCAATCACGGATATGTCTGATAATGCCAATAAAATGGGCACGGATATGGCATCTATCCAGAACGCCTATCAGGGGTTTGCAAAGCAGAACTATACCATGCTTGATAACCTGAAGCTTGGCTATGGTGGAACAAAAGAAGAAATGCAGCGCCTTATTGACGATGCAAACGCTCTAAACGCTGCCCAAGGTAAATACACAAATTACAGCATTGAAAGCTATGCGGATATTGTCAGCGCAATCCATGATGTTCAAGTTGAAATGGGCATATACGGAACAACGGCAGATGAAGCAAGCACCACCATCCAAGGCTCTGTTTCATCCATGAAGGCCGCATGGAGCAACCTGCTTACCGGCATTGCTGACGATAACGCCGATTTCAAGACACTTATAGAGCAGTTCGTTGATAGTCTTGTTACCGTTGGCGAAAATATCATTCCGCGCATAAATATCATCATCCAAGGGCTTACGCAACTCATAACAGAAGCGTCCCAGACAATCATTCCGTTGGCTGTGCAGATTTTGCTTGAAAACCTGCCGAGCATTGTTGCTGCTGGCATGGATTTAATCATTGCGCTTGTAAGCGGCATCCTTGACAACATCGATATGCTGATTGACTGTGTGCTGGAAATGGTTGATGTCATAGTCGATAAGCTGATTGACAACTTGCCGAAGCTGATAGATGGTGGAATCAGGCTGATTGCTGCACTTGCTAATGGACTGATTCGTGCCATACCGAATTTGGTATCCAAAATTCCCCAGATTATTTCGTCTATCGTGAAGGGACTTATCAGCGGCATCCCTGCAATTTTCGATGTCGGCAAGAACATAGTCGAAGGACTTTGGAACGGCATCAAAAACATGGGTTCGTGGGTTTCTGGAAAAGTAAAAGACTTTTTCGGTGGAATTGTAGGTGGAGTTAAGGATTTCTTGGGCATCCACTCCCCGTCTAAAGTGTTCGCCGGTATTGGCGGCTTTATGGCTGAAGGTTTGGGCGAAGGCTTTGACGATCAATTCAAGTCCGTAAAAAAGGGCATTGAAAACAGCATGAACTTTGACGCTGGCATCATTACGGCAGATGCAAACATCAGCAGGCACGATACAAGCGGTTCTTACGGAGCGGCAAGCACA